TTTTTTGTACCAAAAGAAATCTTTAGAGAAAAAGAAGACCGTGCTTTCGTAAGAATGGAACAAGATTTTTTTAATCCTAAAAATCCTATGTCTAAACAAGAATATGAACGAAGGCGACTTTGGTTAAGAGAAACTGCTGAAACTCCAAAAGATCAAAAAAATTTAAAAAGAGATCAAGAGCGCTTAAAAAGAAATTACGAAAAAGCAAAAGCAAAGAAAGCTGTTGCTAAAAAGATTGTTTCAAAATCAAAAAAGAAGTAAGGAAAAATGCTTACAGTCAAAGAGGTAGTTGCTAAAGTAACTAGGCTACAGACTAAGTACGCCAAACGCGATCAGCGTATGCGTGATGTGCTATCTGTGCGTCAAGGAGATATCAGTAAGGTCTATCCTGCGATGTTCTCTGAGGAGTACCCAAAGCCTCTAGTTGCTAACTTCATAGATGTAGCTGCTCGTGACCTCGCAGAGGTTATGGCACCACTACCATCCTTTAACTGTGCTGCTACCAATATGGTCTCAGATAGCGCTCGTAAGGCTGCTGATATTAGGACTCGTATAGCCAACTACTTTGTATCAGGCTCCGAACTACAGATTCAGATGTATCAAGGCGCTGATTGGTTCAACACCTACGGAATGCTACCAGCGATGGTAGAGATGGATTATGAGACCAACAATCCTCGTATCCGATTGCTAAATCCTTTTGGTCTATACCCTGAGATGGACCGCTTTGGTCGTTGTATCTCTATCACTCAAGTGATAAACACCGATGCAGAATCTCTGGCGATGCAATATCCAGAGTTCTATAACCAAATTATAGTAAACAAGAATTATGCTACTAGCTCTCCTTATGTATCTATGGTTCGCTATCACGACAAATACCAAGATATAATCTATGTAGCAGATCGTAATAACTTAGTTCTATCCAATCTACCCAACACTATCGGTAAATGCTTGGCTCGTGTTGCTGTCCGTTCATCCCTAGACGGAGAAGCACGCGGTCAGTTTGATGATGTTCTAGCAGTACAACTTGCTAGAGCACGCTTTGCAGTATTGCAGATTCAAGCAGCAGAGAAATCTATCCAAGCACCTATTGCTATTCCGCAAGATGTGCAGGAACTAGCACTTGGTCCTGACTCGATTATGCGTTCTGCTAATCCGCAAGGTATTCGCCGTGTACCGCTAGAACTTCCAGCAGGAGTCTTTACAGAATCTGGCGTTCTAGAGCGAGAACTACGTCTAGGTTCTCGTTATCCAGAAGTTCGTAGCGGTAATATTGATGCTTCAATTATTACAGGTCGCGGAGTTCAAGCGCTACAAGCTGGCTTTGATACTCAGGTTCGCGCAGCACAAGCACAGTTTGCCCGCCTATTCACTGAACTGGTATCTCTCTGTTTTGAGGTAGATGAGAAAATCTTTGGTTCTATGACCAAGGAAATCAAGGGAGTAGATGACGGCACACCGTTTAATATGAAGTATGTGCCATCCCGTCAGATTGCTGGCGAGTATGGCGTAGATGTTCGTTACGGCATTATGTCTGGTATGAATCCAAACAATGCCATCATTGCCTTACTACAGATGCGAAGCGACAAACTCGTATCAAGAGATTATGTACGTAGAGAAATCCCTATGGAGTTGAATGTCACTCAAGAAGAGCAGCGTGTGGATATTGAAGAGATGCGTGATTCTCTGCGCGTTGCTGTTGCTCAGTATGCTCAGACCATTCCAGCACTTGCAGCCCAAGGTCAAGATCCTTCTCAGATTGTTTCTAGAATCGCAGAGGTTATCAAGGGTCGCCAAAAAGGTAAGCAACTTGAGACGATAGTTGAAGAAGTATTCGCCCCAGAACCAGAGGTAGAAGTTCCAATGGGCGAAGAAGTTCCAGCAGCAGGTATGGCCCCCGTTCCTGCCTCGCAGCCTACTCCAGAACAAATGGGTGCGGCCCCTGCTGCTGGCTCTCGTCCAGATATAGCGTCATTACTCGCATCTATTGCAGGGTAAGGGAGGTGTGATATGAATATGAAAAAAGGTGGTCGTGCAAAGGCTTCAATGGCTAAGCCAAAGGAAGGCTCTAAGAGCGCTCCAAAGCCAGCAGGCGGAGAAGTCAGATTTGGCTATGCTCCAGCAGGTCGTAAAGGCAAGAAGGCTTAGTGTTACTTGTTGAGAGGATAGAGCGTGGAAGATAACAAAGATTATGTACCGCGCTCTGTCACTCTTGCAGATTTCTTAGTAGTTATGTCAGGTTTCTTTGTGAATATAGTGCGAGCTGTAGAGATGCTCGCATCAGAACTTTTAGATTTAGCAGTGTATAACGCAAATAGAACAACGAAAGTTTCCAGAGTATGGGAACAGTTCACATCAGATTTAGAGAAGATGGAGGATCCAAATGGCTAGTAGAGGGCCTATGGCAGGTGTATCAGGACCTGGTAAATTCTCCAAGAGAACAGATGGTTTATCGTTCCAATCAACAGAGTATGGCTCAGGTGTAGAAAACGCCGCTAATAAAGCAGGCGCCCCATTAGCAAAAACTGCTGATGTAACTAAAGTTAAAAGAAATCCAGTTCAAGTTGGAACAAGACTGTATGATGCTTCCACGCGTCCAGATGAAGAAATTACCGCAGGTATTGATATAGGTCCTGGTCCTGGTTCTGAAGTTCTTCCAGGTGGACCTCAAGAAGAAGACGACATAAATTTTAGATCTGCAATCAGAGAATATATGCCAGTGCTTGCTTACATAGCATCATTGCCTAATACATCACCAGAAACCCGTAAAGCTATTAGAGAACTAAGGGATAATCTGTGAGTGTATGGAACAGAATTGGTGAAGTTGCCTCAACCGCAGTAAAAAATGCAGGTAAATTTGGCGGGGAACTAATTGGCGCTGGTAAAGGTATTGCCAGATTTGCTTGGGATGTAGGAACCGCTCCTTGGAATGATGAAGATGCGTATAATGGTTTCTTAAAACCATTTAAGACATCTTGGGAAAAAGAACAAGGACGCATTGCTAAACCTTTAGCATCTGCAGGCGGCGCTATTATGAAGGTCCCTTATGTAGCACCTGCTCTTGTAAAAATCAATGAGATTAACCAAGAGTATATTCGTGAACCTCTTACTACTTTTGGTTTGGTTCAAGGTGACTTGAATGCTGGTCGCATTGAGTTTACTGATTACTTTGACCCTGATACTTGGAAGAAAGCCTACAAAGGTGCTCAAGAGATATCACCAGGCCAAGCATTTATTGGTGCATTTCGCAATGCTTATGATCCTAAATTTAATATCTATAACCCTAATGAGCGCGAAGCAGCTTTTAAGAAGAGCGCTTGGGGTAAAGCTCTTTCTGGCGGAGTTGATTTAGGAACACTTTTCTTTGGTGATATAACTTTTATTGGCGGCAAGGCTGCTATGGGAGTAAAAGCAAGCTCACTTGGAGTAGGTAAGCTAACTAATTCAGATGCTGTAGCCAAAGCTGCTGAAGGAATATCTAAGGCTCAATATGGCGAAGTAAATAGGTTTACACCTTTACTAGATGACTTTACTAAGAATGATTCAGCTTATGCTATAAACCATCCAATGGTTCGTTCGTCAAGTCAGCCAGGACTATTAGCGCATTTACTTGGTAACTCTACTACCGTAGATGAAACAGCTTTAATTCTACGTTCCGCACTTAGCGATCCTAAAGCGTTAGATGAATTAAAGGTAGCACGCCGCGATATTAGCGATGCCCTTGAGGTTGCTCGTGGTGATTTATCCCCTGTAGACGAGTGGAAACTGTTTTCTGCTCCAGATGGCTCTGGAATGATTCCATTTCTTAACGATAATAAACCTGCCATTGATGAAGCCAAAGCTAATTATGCAGCTCTTGCTGAAAAAGACAAAGTTTTTGCAAAAATGATGGAAATTGGCGAGGGTGGCGGAGCGCTAACTCGCACTACTGGCGTTCTAGCTGGTGGAATTGAAGACTTTATTGCCAAGTCTCGTGCTGTAAGGTTCTATGACCGCACAACTGGTTCTGCTAAAGTAGAGGTTTATCAGCCAACTCCATTTCACAAACTGTATCAGAAGGTTAGTTGGCTTGGTAAAGAGCGTCCAGCAGGTTTAATTGACTTTAATAATGCTGATTCTTACCGCGAAGTTATTGCTACCTTAAATATTCTAGGTAAAGTTACTGATACTAGCCCTCAAAAGAGCAAAGAGCTTCTTGATAACTATATGAAAGCTGTATCTCCAGAGGCCAGAGTAGTTGCTGCTGTAAATTTAGAAAACTATGGCTTTAGAAAACTTGCTGAAAAATATGGCGTAGATGAAGAACGCGCTATGACGCTTTACAATGGTATCAAAAACGCTCGCGTCTCTGCTTTGAAGTCTATAAAAGACAATGGCTTTATGATAGACCTAGACGGATCTATTATTAAAGTGCCTTTGTTGGAATCTCAAACAGCTAACTTCTTACCAATTATGGATTTCCTAACACTTGATAAAGTATTAAAGAGAAACAGTAAGTTGGGTATAGTTAATGCTGTTGGAGGCAAAAAAGATTTAGCTCTCAACTATATTGATTTATACCAGGACATATTTAAGGCAGCAGTTCTTTTACGACTTGGATATACACAGCGTAACGCTATTGATTCTCAACTTCGCATAGCTGCATCCGTTGGTGCTATGGCATCTCTTCGCCATCTTGGCGAAGGAACTAAGAATATCCTAGATAATACAGTTAAGATTCCTACAAGATACATAGATAGATACCGTCCGATAGAAGATGGTTTAACCTTTAGAGGCATTCAAATAGAGAGTCGCAAAGTTATTGGCGAATTAAATACTCTTAAAGATGATATTGCTGCTCTTGAAACAAAGGTATCTTTATATCCAAAAGATTTAGACCTTGCCGCAGAGTTGAATACTAAAAGACTATTGCGCGAAGAAAAACAGGCTATCTATAACCACTATGCTTCAGTTCTTAGTAAGCGGGTAGCAGTAGAGCCCAAGAAGCGTATTGGTACTGGATCTTTTGAGACTGTCACATCTGATGGTCAAAAGTATGTTCTTCCTGATGCTTTTGGTGGGGAATTAGGAGAAATGTTCCGCCGCATTGCGTCATCTAGTAATTCATTCCAGCGTATGGTAGATAGTAATACTGATTTGTATAGTCGTAATCTTTCATCAAAGGGTATTGGTGCTGTAAAACCAACAGACCCAGGATACTTTGAACAGTGGGCTCAAACTTTACGTCAGCAATTCGGTAACTCAGCAGTAGTTTGAAAGATAGCTAATGGAGAAACCATTGATGATGTTGCCAAATGGCTACGTAACTCTGGAGAAGGCCGTGATTTACGCCGCCGTTTAGCTATTGACTCAGATGAAGCAGTAGAATACGTAACTAAGATATCTGGGTTTCTAGATAACTATTTACCTGTTCAATCAGGGCTACGTCCTAAAATCCGTGAGATTACTGCTGAAGATTTAAGATTAGCCTTCAAAGATCCTACAGAATTACCAACTATTCACGGTCACATTCTAGAAGAAAATATCTACAATGCTTCTAAAATTGAAATTCGTGGACTCGTAAACAGCGCATTTAAGTTTTTAGCAACTTTGCCTGAAGATGCTTGGGCTCGTAACCCTCTTTATATTTATCTTTACCGCCGAGAAGCTACACGCCGTCTAGATATTATTTTTGGCCTAAAGAAAGAACGCTTAACGGTAAAAGAACAACAGGATTTATTATCTCAGTCTCACAAAATTGCTCTTCGTGAGATGAAAGGTATTCTTTTTAATATTGAACGCAAGACTAATGCTGCAATGGTTATGAAATATATTAACCCATTCTTCTCAGCACAAGAGAATGCTTACAAGACTTGGATGAAATTAGCAGTATCTAATCCTGCTATTGTAAATCGTGGCTATATGGTATGGAATGCGCCGAATGAAGCAGGTCTTGTTACCGACTTTGAAGGCAATCCAATTCCCGCAGGAGAAACATCTGGCAATGATATAATATGGGTAGGTTTACCAAAGGGCTTAAATAAACTTCCTTTCTTTGATAAAGGAACAGAGTCCTTGAACCAGATGGGTATTCCTAAAGGGTCCTTGGATATCCTATTCCAAGGTGGTATGGATATTCTTTACTCAAAGGGTAATCCTAATTTCTTCTCAGATATATTTCCAGTAGGTCCTTATGTAGCTGTTCCTGCTGCAGAGATTGCAAAGAATAGACCTGACCTTGAGGAATCTTTAAAATGGGCTTTTCCTTATGGACTGCCTAAAGATGCTATCTCTGGATTCTTACCTACTTGGTTCCAGAGAGCTCAAACTTATACTGCAGAATTAGAAGATCCTCAATTTGCTAGAAGTTATCAGTTGATATGGAACACGGAGCAGCAAAACGCTAAGCGCGATGGCAAGCCTCCAGTAAGCCCAAAGAAAATTATGGATATGACCAAGAACTACTGGCGTATGCGTACCGTTGCAAACTTGGTTCTTCCATTTGCTCCTAGATTTGATACTCCTTACAAGTTTTATATGGATAAGTCCCGCGAATATCGCAGGCTTTATGGAATTGAAGCTGATGCTAGATTCTTAAAAGATTATCCAGACTTCTTTGCATTTACCACAACCCTGTCCTATAATCCAACAGGTGTCCAGTCTTCAGTATCTGCGGTTCAGCAAATCAAGAAATATCCAGATCTTGTTTCTGAACTTGTTAAGATTGAACCTCGCCTTATCTCCACAGTCACTAACGATTTCCAGGGATATGAATTTTCTCAGGCGGCTTACGACTACTTATACAAAACGCGTGTTTCTCCAGATGCGCCACAAAAGTTTTTAAGTTCTCAAAGCCCTGCTGAGGCTATGAAGAAGACTGAAGCTGAAAAAGGCTGGATTCAATATAACAAATTTATGGATATTTTTGACAATGAGTTGCAGGCTAGAGGTCTATCTTCTATTATGCAAAAAGGCGCAGAAGATATAAAGGCTGCTAAAGAGTTTGAAATTCAAAAATTGGCTATAAAAGTAGACGCTGAGGGTAATCCTGTAATCAATCCTAAATCTGGTCAATATGAACAAACTGCTTGGTATGATGATTACCTAGATTCTGATGGGTCTAAAACCAATAGAGTCATTCTTGGGCTTTCTAAAATTTTAGAAAATAAACAGTTTATGAAAGACAACAAAAAGAATCCTACTTGGAAATCAATATCAGCATATATTGAAATGCGTCAAGTAATAGCAAAAGAACTATTAAATCGTTCTGCTAAATCTATTGATGCTAAGTCAAATTTAGACGTAAGAGAGTCATACGACAAGATGGTTAATAAGTTAAAGGAAGATGACAAAATGGGATTTGCTTATGTTTACGATAGGTTCTTATCCCAAGATCTCATATATGACAAGTATTTAACGCCAAAGCAGGAGAATAAATAATGCCCCCTACTGAGGGTTTCAAACAACAACTTAGAGATCAAGGTAAGACTGAAGCTGAAATTGCTCAAATGGAAGCTGCAGCTAGTAGTGGCAATACCGCAAAAACTCCAAAACCTACTTCTATAACCTATCCAAGTATCTACAGCCAAACTCAAGCTGATGCCAAGATTACCGATATCTTCCAAAAGTTACTTGACCGCGATCCAACTGCTGGAGAATTAAAAACTTGGCGCAAGAGACTTACAACCGCTCAAAAAGAACAGGCTGCAAAGCAAACCTACAAGCGTAAGGGAACTACAGCCGAACAGGCATCCGTTGGCGGTCTAGACGAAGACCAATGGCTTACTACAGAACTTTCTAAAGACCCAACTTTTGGTCCAGAGATTAAGAGACTAGCTCTTCTTGACCCAAAGGTGCGTCAAAAGGCAAGAGATAAGGCAGAGTATGATGCCGCTATCAAAGCAGCAGAAGGTAATGTTGCAAAGATAGCTGAGATAAATTCTCAGACTGCTTATGGAATTGACCTTGCTGGTATACGTGAAACAATTAAAAACGAAGCAAGAGATGCTGGTGCTACTTTAGATGAAGCCACCTTGCTACAAATTGCTCAAGAGGCATACGATACAAACCAAGACCAAAGCAATGTTTTACTAGCTTCTTTCATAAATAAGAAACTTAAAATTGGTGCTGTAGATGGACAGTATAAAGGACAAGCTGCTAAAAATTACGAAACGCTATTTGAACTTGGAATTGATAATGGCATAAATCTAGAAACAAGCCCAGAGTTTAAGGGACAACTTGATGGTTGGCTAACTCAAATTGCCGCTGGAACTCCTATTGAAAACTTTGAAAATATTATTCGCAATGCTGCTGCAAAGAACCAACCAGCATTCGTTCAGTCTCTTCTAAAGACAGGTCAAAGTCTTAAAAAAATTTACGGTAATTATATTACACGTATGGCTAATTTCTTTAATGTAGATGAATCTACTATTAACTTAAATGATCCTATTCTTAAAAAGGTTTTTACTGATAAAGGCGGAATGAACTTCGTTCAATTTGAACAGTTACTCCGCAAGGACCCACGCACTGCAGGAGCCGAAAAGGGCCGAGATATTAACAACCGTCAATATATTATTGACAAGGCTGTTGAACTTGGAGTAGACCTTACTGAGTCAGATATAGAAGATATAGTAAATACCGCTATTTCTTTAGATTTAAGTCCAGCTAATCCTGCCATAGAAAAACTTATACGCGCTAAGTTTAACTACTTGCCTGGTAAGGCATTTGGTGGCAAGGCTGGAGAAACAGTCATTAACTTACGAGGCACTGCCGCTGCTAATGGTATTGACCTAGATAAACAGTTTGGTGGACAACTTGATGGTTGGGTGGAGAGAGTTCTGCAAGGTGAGTCTCTTGATACCTTTAAGAATATTATTCGCCGAACCGCAAAAATTGGTATGCCTGAAAATGTAGGAAAATTGCTTGATGAAGGCGTTGATTTAGATACAGTCTATAGCCCTTACAAAAATATTATGGCTAGTGTATTAGAACTCAACCCAGAGACAATTAGACTTGATGATCCAGTATTACGCTCTGCTATTACTAGCCAAGGTGAAATGAGTATCTATGATTACCAACGTGCTCTACGCAAAGATTCACGCTGGCAGTACACAAATAAAGCCAGAGAAGAAGTATCAGATGTCGCACTCAATGTGCTTCGTGACTTCGGATTCCAGGGGTAACAATGGCTGAGACAAAAGAAGAACGCCGCCTTCGTATTCAAAAGGAAGTAGCAGCTGAATCTGCCGCTCGCCGCGAAGCATACTTTAAGGCACAGGAAGAATCTAAAGCAAAAGCTGCTGCTAAACTTGCTCCACTTCCACAACCAGATGCCTATGTTTACGACTATGCTTGGAAACAAGGTGCTGGAACATCTGGTGGAGAATATAAACTAATTAAATCGCCTAATCCATATTACGATGCTTCTACAAATGAAATAGTAGACCCTGTTACTGGAGCAAGAAAACGTGCTACTCAATCAATGTATACTGGAGCACCTACTTCCAGCGATGCCCTATATGATGCAAAACGAGCAGCAGGATATGGTATAGATGCACAAGGTAAGCCTATAACTACATCTAGTGATTCTTTATATGATGCAAAACGAGCCGCAGGCTATGGTATGGATGCTAAAGGTAATCAGTATCGCGGATTAGGAACTGCTGCTGATTTGTTTACTATTAACGGTCAACCATTTACAGGGACTTGGCAAGGCAAGACCTATGAAGACGGTTTACTAAAAACTGCTACATCTAGTAGTTCTACTAGCACTCTTTCAACATTAGCAGCAACTCTTGCTGCTCAACAAGCAGCGCAAGCGGCTGCAGAAGAAAAGCGCCGTCAAGGACAGTCTGCCTACAGTCTGTTATTTGAACAATTTAACCAATACGGTCTTGGCGCTTTAGTAGAACCACTTAAAGGTTTCATTCAGGATGGTTTATCTGAGGCAGAGTTTACCTTACGCCTACGCGATACTGACGCTTATAGAAAACGCTTTGCTGCTAATCAAACTCGTATCAGTAAAGGCTTACGTGCTATTTCCGAAGCTGAATACATTAGATTAGAGGACCAATACCAAGAGACTATGCGCCGCTATGGTATGCCTGAAACTTACTACAAGCGCGGTGATATGGGTCGTCAAGAAGGATTTGAGAAGTTCATTGGTTCAGATGTATCCCCCGTTGAACTAGAAGATCGCATTCAGACAGCCTATAATCGCGTCATAAATGCTAATCCAGAAGTAGCTCAATCTTTGCGAGCATTCTACCCAGATGTTACTGATGGTGATATTTTAGCCTATGCACTAGATCCTGATAAAGCTATTGAAAATATTAAACGTAAGGTAACTGCTGCTGAAATTGGCAGTGGTGCTACACGCGCTGGTCTTGCTACTGGAGTTTCTAGAGCAGAAGAACTTGCTAGAGCTGGAGTTACAAAAGAACAAGCAGCATCTGGCTTCGGGACCATTGCAAGCGGCCTAGAGCGTGGTCGCCAACTATCACAGATTTACAAACAACCTGATTACACTCAAGCGGTAGCAGAGGCAGAAGTCTTTGCTCTACCTGATGCTGAGAAAGCACGCCGTCAGAGACGTAA